TATTAACTAGGGTTAGACCAGTAGGGAAAGAGCCATCTATTGTCATAGCCGCAGTGCCGTCGCCAGCAGTATTGCCTGATATAATAACACCGCTATTAATAGTACAACCAACAGCAGTGCTTCCATCCCAACCAGCCGCTAAAGCTAATGTGCGAAGGTTTGCATTGGTTGCGTTTGTTGTAATGTTAAACGCAAAGAGAGCGCTCGTACCATAGAAGTCACTCAAACTAATCCCACCAGAAGCAGGAACTGCACCATTAGTCCCTGAAGTGCCAGAGGGTACATAAGACCCCCCAGCGTAGTATTCAGAAAGACTAACAGGGTTACTACCACCAAACTCAGTTTGAATGTCGGATAAAGGTAAAGCGCCAGAAGTAGGCAAAGCCATTACACTGTACCAAATGCTGTGACATCTCCAACAACCGTAAGATTGCCTGAAGCGTCTAGTTTCATTTTGTTAGTACCACCTGTAGCAAATACTAAGTCTGTGCCTGACTGCGTTACTGACCAGTTACCTAAAGTTACTGAGCCAGTTACAGAGATACCACTACTGTTGATACGCATGCGTTCTGTAGTTACATTACGCGCATCAGTTGCACCACCTACACCAAAGGCTAAATACTCAGTTCCCCAAGTCCCTGTTGAATAGCCAGATGTAATATCTGCTGACCTTCTTTGAGATGTATCTGCGTGGTTATAGAATGTTGAATAAAAAGCTAAATCAGCAACTTGTGAAGATGTGCCATCTCCCGTTTTCAATGCTAATGTAGAGCTGTTTGCACCTGCTACGCCGCCTTCTATAACTGCTTTATTACTATCTAGGCTACTCGTACCAATACCAACGTTACCACTACCATCAACTGTAATGTCATCGTGATTAGATATACCTAAGTTAGTAAGGGCAGTTGATGCACTGTTTAAGTCAGATAAGTTGTTAGTTTTTACTACAAAACTACTAGTGTCTATGCTGGCTGCACTAGCCGCTGCTTCCGTTGCACTTGTAGCAGCAGCGTTCTCACTGACCAAGGCAGCAGCAGCACTAGCCGCCGAGCTAACTACATCAGCATTTGTCGATACAACATCAGCGTTAGTAATAACCACATCAGCGTTAGTTGTTACCACATCAGCATTGGTTGCAATCTTGTCGGCTGCTGTCGCTGCGGCATCTGCGGTAGTTTGTATCTGGTCAAGGTTGGTCTGTACTAAATCCGCTGCTGTTGCTCCTGCATCAGCTGTTGTTTGGATTTGGTCTAAGTTAGTTTGAACTAAGTCCGCTGCTGTTGCTGCTGCATCTGCATTGGTTAGTAGTACGTCAGCATTGGTAGCCGCTGCATCAGCGTTAGTTAGCACAACATCAGCATTTGTCGATACAACATCAGCATTTGTCAGGACGACATCTGCATTAGTTGCAATCCTGTCCAGTGCGGTTGCTGCTGCGTCTGCGCTTGTGGCAGCCTCGGAACCGGCTATGGCAAGCACGTCTGCGTTAGTTAGAACTACGTTAGCGTTAGTTGTTAAAACATCCGCATTCGTTAAAACAAGGTCTGCTGCTGCTGCGTTCTCACTTGCCAGAGCCGCCGCTGCACTTGCCGCTGCTGCTGTTTCCGATGCGCCCGCATCGATAGCAAACTGGACCACATCTTCATAAGCTGACGCATTATAAGTACACGATACAACAGAGCTGCCCGTTAAACTTATTGGTATTGGTGATACCCTTGTATAGGTGCCGTTGACCAGTGTTGCCCTGATGTCGCCACGAACGATTGTGCTTGCGCCGTCAAAGGTTCCGATACCTGCTTCGCGGTTATTACCGTCCTCGATAGAGTAGAACACCGCACCAGCGCTTATAGCGCCTGAGAAACTCGCTTGCCCAGTAGCTGGACCCGTAAGGATTATATCGCCTGTGCCGAGCGTAGAGCAGCTCTCAGCTACCCAATTACCTGCTTGTGTTGTCATCGCTCAATCCTCATTTGTAATGCTGTTCCCGACCATCTCGTGTCACGGTCATTGCTCTGGATGGATGCTACTGATTCTTTGAATCTGGCATCCCACATGTTAGCTGTTTCAGCGTCCTTAACGAAAGCGTTAATCTCTACGCATAAGCCAAAGACGTAGCAATCTGGGTACAGGTCACTGAGCCAGTTGTTGGGTATTACCGGTGATAATTCTGGTAAGTTTTGGTAGTACACTAGCTGAATAAGCTGCTCTGTTTGCGCTGGGTGTATCCGTAACTGGTCATCGACGATGGCGTAGGCAATATCATTGAATTTCCCACCTTCACGGTTATTAAGCTGCTCAGGTGAATGGTATTTTGGCGTCGTTATCTTGCCACCACCAACAGGGCTAACCTCTATATCTCTCAAGCCATCGAAGTCAGCAGGCAGGCCGTAGTATTCTTGGTCTGTGATTGACTCAATCGACACCCTAGACACCATTTTCTGTGTGTTCAGGGGCCGGTTGGTTCTAGATTCGACAATGCGCAGGAATGAATCCATCCTGCTGGTCACCTCCGCGTCAGTCCTGTCTGCGTACCCCAGCGCCATGTCAATTATCTCAGTATAATTCATGTGCTATTTACCTTGCTTTGGACCGGCAGGGGTTGCCACCTTAGTTTTAAGGTTGGCGTACTTTGTAAATACTGCTGTGATGGGGTTCTTTTTACGCATCATCATTAACGGTTTACGTGCCATTAGAATCTCTCCATCAGAACCCATTCAGGCTCAAGTAATTGAATGCGCCGTAACGCGCTCATCCTGTCAGCCTCTTGCGGGGCTTTCAGGTCATTGTATATATCCGGGTGCTTCCTCTTGAACAATTCCCACTCCATGTTGCTCGGTATGGATAGCGTTGCCCTCACATCTTCATTGTCATGCAGCCCAAGTTTCATCTTGTCCAGCATCTGACTGTTACGAATCTTCTTGTTGATTTCTAGGCTTGCTTTGTTGTGAAACTGAGTGTCCACATACAGCGTGCTGCCCTCGGTTACAAGCCGGGTCGTGTGATGACGGTCATGTGAGGTTACTTCGTCTTGCAAAGCTCAAGTCCTTTGTATGTTTTCGCTTGAGCTGGTAATAACGTAACAGTATCACCGGGGCCACATCGGCCTGCTTCTGTGTATAGGTTAACGCTTGTTATATTCTTATATGTGGATAACTTCGGTTTTATCTTGCTTGGTGCGGTCATGTTCAAACTCCAGTTGTAAAAAAAGAGGACGGCCGATTATTCAGCCGTCCTCCCTAGTTTCTTACTAAGCTACGCCAGCTAGAGCGTAATCGATATCAGCAACAATTGCGTTACCTTCTTCGTTTAAGCTACATAACGTAACGTCAACCGTAATCTCACGGTTTTCGCCAAGACCATCACGAGATAATTCCTTAGTCTCGTATCCTTGCAAGTAGCTACGTTCCCATAACTCTGGGTCTAATAGATACAAGTCAGCAGCGCCTGTGCTGCTATCGCTTTGGAAACGGTTAGGAACTAATTCTAATGTACCGAAGTTAGTTACCAAGATGTTAACAGAACCTTGAGCGACAACACCGCCACCTGAGCGACCACCGCCAGTAGCATTATCGGTACGGTTGCTGTTATCAACATCAGATTGTAATGTAGCAACACGAGCAGAGCTAGTGAATAGGTAGTCAGATAGAACCTCAATTACAGCAGGGGTAGACATTGCTACAGATGGGTTACCACCGTTCTCGTAAGCAACACGCATCATTGATTTGATGGTAGTCTCGCTTAAAGCACGTTTAGTACCAGCAGTAGCTGCTGTTGCTGGGAAGCCACCGGGGTTACCAGATAGTATAGGGTCAGCACCACCAACACCACGGTCAGCATTTGTTGAACCTTGGCCTGTAGCAATCCATGCGCCGATACCAGCTAACTTAGATGCAACAGATGTACCATTACCTTCAACAGCAGCGTTACCAGATACTAATGCAGCTTCTTCATCACGACGAGCAGCCTTCTGGCGCCTCATCAGCTGACGAACTAGCTCATCACTTGAACCGATTGTGTCAGAGCTACGACCACGGTCAGAAACACGTACTGTTTTGCTCATGATTTGGTGGTAGTTAGAAATACGCTCACCTGTAACGGTGTCGTCTAATCCAGCAGAACTTGAACCATCGATACGTGCGTTATCTTTGTTCGCAGCTTCTAATGATTCGCGTACCCATGACTTGAGATGGTTTTGTGATGTATCAGAACCAATCATGTCACAGAATGGGCGGTCTACTGGGGAAACGTCAAAGATTGAATCCATGACATCTTCGTGAATTTGTCCGCCAACTGCCACATCGGCTAAGTTGACTTCATCTAATTGATTTGCAGCCATGAGAGGCTCCTTATAGAGTTAATAAATAAATAAATAAACTACAATCGTTATCTACCTATCAATTTCCATATAGCTCTCGCCAAGACTTTGATGGCCGGTATCTCTACCTTAATTGTTATCGCCTATTATATAACACATATCGTGTCAATGCACTAGACATAAAAAAAAGCCGCCATGTTTTTTAGTCATGGCGGCGATTGTTGAGCAGCCTAGCGTCTGTTGAATATTGCCTTGGCCGCTGCCAACTCGGTGTGACGATTACGGTTGGCCGAGACTGCTTTCTTTGCCTCAACTACTTGTTGGTCGCCCTTCTGCTTGAACCTGCCATTTGCCTGTCTCAAGACCTTGGGAGCGTTGCGTACCCGCTTCACTTCAGCAGCACCGCCAGCAAGCTGTGCCTCTGCCTTGAGGAGTCGATGAACCACGCTGATAGCTAGTGGGTCGCGTGTATTGCGCAACATTTCATCAGTGTAACCCATACCCTTTAACAGCTCACGTATCTGGCCCTGCTCCTCTGTGCGTACGGCTGGGTCTGACCATGTAGGTATAAGCTCAACTAACTTCTGGCCCATCGCCTGCATGTATTGGCTATCCTGCATCTCTTCCTGCTGAGCTAGTTGCTGCAGAGTTTGCTGCGCACGCTGGTGGCGCTCCATGAACTTCTGACGAGCCAATGCAGCCTCGCCGGGAGACTCTTGCTCGAACCTCTCCCAATCTATATTGTTAAATTCCTTCTGGACATCCTGCAGCTCATAGTTAGCCATCTGAACCTGTTCGCTGGCCTGCTGTTGTGCTTGCATACCTAAACTCTTTTGTTCGAACTCAGCGGCCTGACTAGTCAATTGTTCTTGTAATTGCGTGTTAGTCCTGATTGCAGCTTGGTACTCGTCCTTCAGCTTACCTACCGGGATGGGGTCCTGATTGTCACCCATTCCAATCTCGATATCGTACAAGTAATCAACGTCAACCTCTATGGCCTCAGCTAACTGCTTGAGAGTCATGGGACCCTCATCGCCTGCCTCGCCCTCTTCCTCTGCCACCTCTTCAGGTTCCTCACCCTCGGTGATGACAGCCTCCGCACCGATATCCTCTACCGGTTCATCCTCAACAACTTCCTCAACCGGTGCTGCTACGCTACCATTTAAAATTGCCGTTGCTTGCTCTATCGCGTTGTCTTGTGCCATGTGGATATGTCTCCTATCCGTTAACTACAGTATCGTCGTTCTCTGCCAAAATGACAGCTATCTCTTTAAAGTAAAATGTATCAGCATCCATGATATCGGAGATGATGCGCCTCTCTTCCAATGTAGCTGTTCTGAACTTAGCTATCATCTTCGTATGCACCCTTAACTTAATCTCCTCATGAACATCAAGGTTATTGTCCATGTACTTAGCATAGGCTTGTAATCTCTCGTTACTTACGCTCATTTGTTGCTCCAAAAAAAATCACCCAATAAACCTCTATCCTCTAAACGCTTATTGAACTTTACATTGTCAAAACCGCCCCTGTTACGCTCAATCCACTCATGCTCCTGCCGAGCAGCAACATTTGCTGGGTGGTCACTGATATCCCCGTCGAATGCTTGTGGATAGGGCTGTATCCCCCCACTCACAATGTCAGGCATCCACCGTTGAAGCAATTCATCCTTGTCGGTTATTACCTCTCCAGTTTCCCTGTCGTAGCTTGGCACGTTATATATGTTTCCGTTGTAGGGAATACCCACCCCCATTACAGTAGTCATACTGCCATCCTTGTTCTGCCTAGCCTTATTCTCCTCAAGCGTAGCCAGATGATATCTCTGGTTAAAGCTGAGCGGGTATTCCATTACTTGTTCTCCTCATTTGTTGCCTTGGCATCTGTGCCGTACTGCAATTCTAGCTTGGTAAGCTCTAACGCCTCATCAGCCGCCATCTTGTCATACTTGTACTGGGTCTCATCAGCCTTGTCTGCTGCGTCAACCATCGCTGCCATGCGGTCAAGTTCTTGCTTCATACCCTCAATCTGAACCTTAGCTTGCTGTGCTTGTAGTGCCGCTTGGCCCTTCATCAGCTCACCTGCAGCTATATCGTTTTGAGCCTTAGCCATCGCCTGCTGCACCATCTCTTCCTTCTGCCGCATCTCCTCAGACTGCTGCTGCTTACCTTCGCTTGCTTGCTGGCCCTCCTCGGACTCAGGGTCAATGAAGAATCTTTCAGGCGCTTTAATACCCTCTAGCTTCATCACTTGACTGATAGCTGTGTAAGCCTTCGACTCGTCAAACATAACCGACCCCATACCCGCCAGCTTCTCCTGTAGCTGTATCGCCTCACGCAATACATTGGCCTGACGTACACGCTCCGCATTACTTGAGCCAATCTGGATGGACACGTTAGCTCTAGACTGCCACTCTGAAGGCATAGACTTAATCCACCGGCTACCCACTCGTGCTTGCAGCTCACCCTGATGATTCTCACGGATTAGCTTGTGCAATTCAATGAAGATGCCACGGATGATAGTCTCACCCATGCTCTTCGCTATAAGCGAGTTAGTTAACTCCATGCTGGACATGACACGTTCCATTGTGTGGTCACCGCCCTGACCTACAGCAGCGTTAGCCGTGTTTGCCATGCCGACAGCGCTACCGCCACGCTCCTTGCGCTGCTCATTCATAAATGCTAGCAATGAGTAGGCCGACTGTGATACCTCGCCCTTTGGCAGCTCAAAGATAGAGCCTTGGCTTTCTGCACGAACTAGTCCACCAGTTCTTGATGTCAATAAGTCATCAATGTTAACTTCGCCAGCGATTACACCCATTCGTGGGTTAGCTGCGAGCTGTGTTGCATCAACCACACTACGAATCAGCGGTGTCTTTGTGTCCTGAATCTCACGTAATCGCTCAAATAAGCTAATGCCCTTGTACTTGTGCGGCATCAATGTGGCGACACCACCGACCAATGACACGGACGTAACTGGGTCGTTAGCTAGTAGATGGTTGCCATCACCAATGACGACTTTGCGTCTCTCTGCAATGCCATCACCATCGTAATCTACCAGTATGTAGCACTCGAATACCCGCTTGGTTGCTGTGGCTTCATGAGATGAGGCGTAATCGAATTCCTCTGACTCACGGCTACGTGATAGCGACTCGGTGTTGGTGCTGTAGTCGGGTAATAGCGCAACAACTTCAGGGTCGAAGCCCTGAGCAATCAGGCTTGATGATGTCTCGGCCTTCTCGTGACATGCAACACGCGCATCGTCTAAGAATGGGCTGTTGTGGTCACCGTTGACAATGACCTCTTCAGGGGATAATGCCTTAATGACTGGCTTACCAACGATTGTGGTACGTTTAATCTTGATGTTGAATGTTTCTTGAACTGGTGGCGCTAGTTCGGGAGATACACCCATCTCAACCAGCATCTGACGCTCTGGTGTTGGCTGCATTTCCTGCATCTCTTCCTCACCATCGACGACCTGCCCAACTATCTCGACCTCCTGCATAGGTGCATTCGGTGCAAGTATTTGCTGTAGTGCTGCCTGATTGACGTTGTCATACTCCTCGTATGCAACACTGGCACGCTCATCCCAGTAGACCTTAGCAGTACAGTTACGATGCAGCAGCGTATCTTTCAATAGCTCTTGCAGCAATGTCCAGCCGTTGTATTCCTCAAAGAATAGGTAGTTGACTAGTGCAGACTCTGTCTCCGCGCTCTCCTCATCAGCCTCACCTGATGGCACATAGAATCCAATGCTATCTGTTGAGAACGTGGGCATAATTTCAGCGACTGTCGCCTCAATACCGTCCATAACGTCCATGCTCACATACCGTGATGCATTCTTATCCTTAGCTGCTACCGCCGAGATACCGGGCAGCTTACCAAGATAGTAATCTAGTGGCAGGCTGATGTCGTTGTCATTCTCTGCGTCAAGACCACCACCAATACCACGGGCAATCTCCTCCATACAGATTGAGACTAGCTCATCATCACTCATTTGCTTTGGTTGCTTAGCCATTAATATTCTCGCCCCAGTCAGTGTATTTAGATTTATGTTTAATTTCTTTATTCGCGAAGCACATCATAACAGCATCAGCTAAGTTCGGAGATGGTATCTTTCTGTTCTTCATCTCAGGTTTTGATAGTATCTGAACGAATGTATTGTTAGCTGTACGCTTACGCGGTACACGTACCAGCTCAGACTTTAGCTGTGCGAAGCCTTTAATCGTTGAGTCAATACTCACCATTTCGGCGGGGTCGCTGTACACGCCCTTCTCGACAGCGTTGTATGTATTCTCGAACCTGTCACGTAATAACCAGTATGCCTGCGCTCTCTTGTTAGCGAACAGGTCACCATGCATCACATCATCTTTGTATTTCTTGTCTGAGTATTCTGGAGTGCCGCCGCCGCTGAAGCCCTCGACTGACATAGCGTAGTTACCCAGCCTATCCTCTAGTCCCACCTTAACGCCAGCACCAATACCAACCGAGTCATAGACCAAGTTAGTACATCTGTCATCGTATGCAATCTGGAACGCCTTGTCGATAGCATCACTGAGGTCACCATCACTCCACGCCTCAGCCCTAGTGATGACTACGCCCTTGCGAACTGCAACAGCCTTGTCATCTGTGCCTTCATCAGCTGGGTCAAACCCCATCGCTTTAACGCCACGGTCCATACCTTTAATCTTGAGATGAGCATCAACTGCTGCATCTACCCATTCAGGCTGAATGATTGAATCATCGACGGCATCGTTGTACTTGCCTTCCCAAATCCAATTGTACTTTGCCCTTGGTAAGTTCTCATAATCCCACTTGCGCAATGCCTCACCTTCCTCGCCGAACCACGGGTTATCACGCCAGTTGATGACAACTATCAAGTGAAGGTCGTCCTCATAGTAGCCATCACGGTCAAGTTGCTTCTGGTACGGGACAATGAATCGCTGTGAGAATGGGTCGGCAGATGATTGTGGGTTGGCACTGAACCAGCACTCTGAGCCGGGGTTACGTAGTATCGTTGGCAGTAGCTTATCAATAGACTCTTGGCTCATTGTGTGAGCCTCTTCAAACCACGAATACTTATAGCCCTCTGCTGACTGTATTGAGTCAGGACTACGACTAGCACCCTTGTAGCGAGTAACAGCTCCATTCGGGGCCTGCACCCTGTCCTTGGTCACTTCCCAGCCCTGTAGCTTCAACCGTTTCTCGATTGAGCCTTTGAATACTCGATGCACTGAGTCAGTGATTGAATCTTGGAACTCACGCAAACAATAGATGTCAGCACGCTCAGTATCCATCTTCATTGTGAAGATATCACCGAAGCCAACTGATTTGCCGCTGTTCCTGCCACCTATCGCTATTTTGATAGGCTTGCTCTTCTTCATGAGTGGCTTGAGCTTGCTGTTAACCTTCAGTTTCGGCATTACCCGTAGCCTCAATGAACTCGACAGTGTAGTGAGTGTCAATTGCTCCGCCACCTTCACCGGTAACCTCAACCTGCTTGAGCTTGGGCTGTACGTAGACAGCTATCTTATCCCATGCGTTTATTGCGTCATTGGCTGCAGCTGAAGCACCACGTAATGCTTGCACTATTACCTTAGCGTCATCCTCGTCAGATGGCACGCCGTTGGCTGTGGCTGCGTGTAGTGTGTCCATAGCGCCGTTAGCTATGCTCTGCAAGTTAGTCGCGTTATGAGCCATGTTCATGATGACATCAAACTCCTCACCATAAACCTGTTTCAAGCGCATAACTAACGCCCGCTTCGGCTTGTCCTTGCTCCCTAGTGTTCTAGCCATACTTAGCTTTTAAACCTCTTGATTTAATTACTTTACTTAATTTGGGCTATAGTGTACCACACTACATAAACTTAGACTTGAGTCTCTGCAAATTCTCATCAGCCAGCCTGCATTTTTTGTGAGCATCATTCAGCTTGTACGTGTAGTACGGACTGTACGCATTTGCAGTTGGGTGCTGCCTGTATTCCTCCGTCAGCGCGCCTAACTCCTGCACCGCCTCTTCATGAGCTTTCTTCGCTCTTCCTAGTCGCCAAGTCAATAGCATTACTTTCTCTCCTTGCCGTTGTAAGTTGTCTTAAATGTTGTTGTGGGCTTGTGCTTTGACCAATCTACCTTGGCCAAGTTATTTTCCACGGCCTTCGTGTTTTCCTTACGTCTTACATCGCCCTTTCCTGCATTACTTGCCATAATTCACCCCAAATAACTTCCATCGTCGTGTATTTCTACCCGACACTCGTGGCACATTTTTAAATTATTGGATGGAAACGTAACCCATGCCAGATGCTCGCACTCAGTGTGCAATGCTCCTCGATTGTGCCTGTCAACTAATAGCGCCGCCTGCTTTATGGTGCGCGGCACTGCGTGCTTATAAGCCATGATTGGCATGGTAACCGTGTAGCTTGCGTGCTTCGTTTACCACCGACACTGCTTCCGACACAGTGTCAAAATATCCAAAATGTTTCTGCTTGCCGTCCACCCTGAATTTTACTACCCATTTCTTGTTGTACTTATGCCACATTACACCGCTAACACCTGATTTACTGTTGATGTTTAGTGTGCGATTGTGCTGATTCTCACTTACTGTGACAGCTCTAAGATTGGCCCATCGATTGTCAGAAGTATCATGATTAATGTGGTCGGCCTGCTCCGATGGAAACCTCCCTGTCATATACAAGAAAGCCAGTCGATGCCCGTAATGATTAGTGCCATCAACCTTGATTGAAATATAACCATGCGATGATACGCAGCCAGCTATGTCTCCAACTTTCGCGTTGCCAGCCGTTTTTAACCTAACAAATAATCCTGTGCTTGGATGATACTCAAACAGCTCTTTCAGTCGTTCTTGCGTCAGTTCCATTATTATCTCCGTTAATTATTTCTTCTTGCTTCTGTGTTTTTTAGCCCGTGAATTT